CCATTCCTAGCTCGGGACCCCTTGTCACCTTTGTTCACTGGTTGCCCACCAGCCCCACCTTGGCGGCGTTTTGCTTCGCCGTCGTCTTGTGTCAGAGCGGCCCGCATTGTGTGTCCCGAGTCTCCTAGGTAGAGTTTCGACGACATGATGGAATCGTAGTCGAGCGGGAAGCAATTGTAGACCGTTGTCACGGTGACGCGCATTGAAGGGGGGGTTGAGCCAGCAGGAAGTTTTCCCACCAAGTATAGGCCGTTGAAGAAGATTCCACCAGTAGGGAGACCTGGTGCTCGGAACTTGTTAAAGTCCGACATGTCCCCACCAGATTTGTTCTCCGTTTCTGCATTGTGGACAATGGGCAGTGCGTTCATGAACGCATGAGTGCCCTTCTTCAACTCCAAAACGGGTGTGGCCTTGCTTTTGGTGTCCTGGAAGAGGTTCAATTCCGCGGCCGGTGCGTCCCATGCAGGGTTAATGTCTCTACGGAGGTAGAGCTCTGCTGGGACTTGGTCGTCTGCATGTTGTGGTGCGTCGACGGCAAGTTGTACCCCGGCAACTGAGTACAGTTGTGTTTCCGAGGACATTGCCGCATACTTGGGGTCGGTCTGGGTTGTCCAGGTGATCGTCCCGCTTGCGACAGCTGTGATCGCTCTTGTGAGCGGGGCTCCACAGTGGCTGACTCCAAAGTAGAGTTCCGATGTCACCGAGTCGGTAATCCAGGAAGCACTTACAACCCATGTGGACACGAAGGTCGAGACGGGGAAGTTCGCTATGCCTGGATACGCGCAAGCGGTGGCTGGGAACTGTTTGAAGGAGTTTGCCCACCCACGCGCGTTGACCAGAGCGATATGTGTCTCTGGATCAACGCGCGCGTGGGGCATGAATGCCTTGGCGCCCGAGTCATTGGCGACTCGCAGCTCCACTTTGCGTGTGACTTTCTTGGCTTCTTTGGTTTCCCTCTTAAGGGCGGCTGCAAGCTTTTTCTCTTTTCTAGATAGTACTTTACTCATGATAGCGGATTTGTGGGTTTTTGGTTGGGAAGTGCCTAGCAGATCCCACTGCTCCTCTACAGTTCGCCACAGCGTCGAGGCGGTGAGGCACGCTGTGGTATATGTGGTGGGTTGCCTAGGGGCACCACTACCCCTGCACTTTTTGTTGTCCCACTGCAGGCAAGTGCTATAGGCACCTGCGGCGAGACCTAGGGTCGTTGGTCCTAGCATCACTGGACTTCCAGGACATGGCTTAACGCAGCCACGTGTACGCGCTCTTGCACCCGCAGGGTCGCGAATCCTGCGGGGTTGAGGGGTACACACCCCCCTCAGTGCCGGGCTTCTTAGTTTGCTTTCGCAGGTGACACGTGTGAATAGGAGCTGCGGTAGCCAACGCAGCACCCTCACACGTGCCCCAGCCCAGTGAAGAGGGCCTACTCACCGAGTTCGCAGTCGCGGTCAGCGAAAGCGTATAATGACTCGGGGTAAGCATCCTCTCCTCTGAGCGCCCTCTCAAGCTTGGCTTCGTCTTCGTGCAACTTTTGGTTGTCATCGAAGGCAACATTGTACCTGCTCGAAAGGAATGCGAGTGTTTCATCCACCACCTCGTATGGGTGTTGAGGTGTGGGCATACCAATGGACTCGCGGAACTTCTGCAGTTTCACTCGAACCCTCCTACTGGGCACGGCGGCCTTGAAGGCAAACGTGCTTACCACCCTCATATAGGGCAGATTTTGCGAGTACCTGTACCAGCCAGCCATCACACCGCTGAGGTGGGCTGCTTTGTGCTGCTCTTGCATTGGGACATCCGCCCAGAAGATTTTGCAGAAGAATCGACCTATCATTGGGGCGAGAACCAGGCCTCTTCCGGTCGGGAGGAAGAGGTGGCTGAGGTAGTCAAGGTCGTGCAGTTTGGTGCTCCGCTGGGATTTGATTTTGAATCCTATGTTAGCGTAGGCTGCAGTCACTTTCATCTTCACGCTGAGGTTGTCTTGGGCGTAGGCGCTAAAGTTGTCGTCGCCAAGCATCATCTCCAAGCCCCCATACTCAATCAAGGTGTCTGTCGTCACGGGCTCGCCGACCTCTTCGATAGCCTCCGCAGTGCCGATAAGGACAGCGATGGTTTGGGCAATCAGGGTCAGGAGCGTGGTGATGAGCACCCCGCTGAGGTTTAGGTAGGCTATGGTATATGTGATACCGCCCGAAGTTCCTCGGAGTTGGATTAAGGCCCATACCCAGGCCTGGATCCACCTTGGGAATCGGAGGGTATTTAGGATGTCGGCAAAGGCCGCGTAGACCACCGGGCCAACGTCCGCATCACAGCGGGAAATGTCCGATGATCCAAACACCCACTCTCCTCCGTCCTGGTACGGCTCATTTACAACACACTCTTCTTTGGTGTCTGGTTTGTAGCCGTCCCTTAGGAATATCTGCAAGCATGCACCAATTTGTTCCGCCGTGAAGGCATAGGTCCAGACGATGTTGGTCTTTTCCATGAACACGCAAGCTAGGGCCTTTGTCAACATAGGCCCGCAGTACTTGACTAGGTGCAGGTTGTAGCGCTCGTTGACCCCGATAATCAACCGAGGCTGGACTTCGTCCTGCTCAAAGAAGTTCCTTTTGGTTAGCTTCTCTACCTTAAGAAACACTGACGAGGTAAAGATAGACTCACGTTGCTCGCGTTGCTGTGGAGTCTCAGCCCTTCTTGCCAGTTGGCGGACGTGCCCGAAAGCGCGTTGTACAGTTTGGTGGCCACGTCGGCGTACACCGAATAAATCGGCATTGAAGAGCGGGTACCGGAGGATGAGTCGTGCCTGGATCTGTGTGGCTGCGATTCCCATGAAGTCATCGTCAGTCAGCGCCAAAGCGTCGTCTATCACCCGGAGATATTCCGCTCGTCGGCCTCTCGGGAAACCTGCGACCCATTCCCTTGGGTCTGTATACACGTCCTCGGGGGCCACCTCAGGGACTCCATTCGCGCCAAGAAGCACGGTTCTGAAGAGCCCATGAAGGCGTCG